TTATTATGTAAATTAAGGGGGATTATTGCGTAGTTGTTGGGAATTGGTACACTTTACATAAACACTTTACATAATACAGACTCCTCAATTAGTGCAGACTCTTCAATTTGTATTTTACATAACACGTACACCATATCGGGGCCGAATAAGTAAGGGGGTTTCCATATGTAGTTTCCATAAGTCATGAAGCGGGATTATGACAGGGGGGGGGGAAATTATGGGAAGTCTTATTTAGTATATTACACTACCAAACACGCCAAATAGAGAAATAGGAACAAGGGCTTAGCTCTCCAACTGGTAGTCGTTTTAAAAGGTGTGAAACAGCTTCAACTGGTATAAGAAAGACTCGACTATGGTTTTGGGGGAAATCCATACTATTTTGCCTACTAGTAAAGCTACCACTACGTCTACCAGTTTGGTATACTCAACCTGTAGGGGAGTAGAGGCCCTTAATCGAAAACCATAAAAATTAAAAAATACCATTTGAGGTTTAAATAGAAAATGAGTGAAACAGACAAAAATATCCAAACTAGAGAAACTGAAGTTGAGGCTATGGATATAGATGAGATCCTTGCCTCTCTAACTGACTTAGAAAAGGAGTTCTGTAGAATCTTAATCACACAGAACCCTAAGTCCAAAGTAGAAGCTTTACGAAGAGCAGGATCTAAGGCAGCAGATAAGAACCTTTCTAAGTTGGCATACGAGATGGAACAAAGGCCTCATGTGAAAGCTTACAAAGAATACCTCAGAGGAGCTGTTGTATCTGAACTAGGACTATCTCTGCAAGAAGTAGTGGCGAATGCCCGTAAAGGCATCGAGTTAGCCTTCTCCCTAAATAAGCCTAAGGATGCAGATCCCCACAACAGGCTGTTAGCAGAACTAGGGGGTTATATTAAAAACACCTCCTCTCCAAGTTCTCAGGTAGCAGTAAAGGTAGAAAACAACTTAAAAGGGGAAAACTTAGAGAGTGACGTAAAAAGACTCCAAAACATCATTAAAGGATAAAGTAGATTACTCTCCTAATCTAGAATGCCTCTACTTGGCTTAAATTTGACCTGTGAGTGGGATGTAATAGTTTTCATAGGGAATCTATCATCTCTGAAGTTAGAGAGCATTGTACGGGCTTTAAATTGGAAAGTAGACAGCCGGGCGGGTCAGGCAATACGAAAGTCTTATAGATTCCTCCCTATAATTCGCGCACAAGGTAAAAAACTGCCCGGCGCACTCTACATATAGACTCTATATAGACTCTATATAGATTCTTAATATAGATTCTATATGGAGTCTATTCAGTCTATATTACTCTACCCATTCTATATAGATTCTATATGGATTCTTAATTAGTCTTTATTACTCTAAACCATCTATATAGAATCTTAATATAGAATCTTAATATAGAATCTATATAGAATCTATTAAGAATCTTAATATAGAATCTATATTAGTCTATATTACTCTAAATAACTCTATATAGAATCTATATAATAGGGGTATTACCTAAAATTACAAGTTATGCTAATATAATCCCAATCCCTTTCTCTTAACCAAAAAGCTAGAGTTCGTGTCAGAGTCGTATTTAGAACTTCTTAAATCATCCTCCTCTCTCCTAGCCCAGGACGGGCTAACAGACGAGCAAAGAGAAAAGCTAGTAGATTATGTTTGGGACATAACTAAAAAAGCTGCTGTAGAGGACTTCTATACTTTCGTTAAAGTTATAGCCCCCGTTATTATCCCTGGATTTAAGTCTGGACGCCACATCGAACTTATCTGTGCAGAACTTCAAAGCACATACGAAGCCATTCTAATTAACGACAAATCTCGCTGTAAAGCACAAGTATATCTTCCGCCTGAATCTATGAAAACAGTTCTGTGCTCCCACCTATTCCCTGCTTGGCTACTAGGGAGGCATCCCGATTGGAGAATTATAGCTGTTGGACACAGTGCTGATCACGCAGCTAAAGAGTTAGGTGCTAATGCTAAACGCGTAGTAACGCTCCCTGAATACTCAGATATATTCCCAAAAACTAAGGTATCAAGGGAGTCTCCTGGGGTTGGTTTCTGGAAGACTACTAAAGGGGGGTATTACTTCTCTGGTGGGCACGCAACTCAGTTCCCTGGTAAACGTGCTAACTTGCTGATATGCGATGACGTTGTGTCGGAACAAACAAAGCCTTCGGAACTAAAAACGATTAACGCCAACTATGGTTCGGGGCTTGAAACCCGTCTTTTAGAGGAATACAGCGGGCAGTTAATTATTAACACCCGGTGGTACATAAGCGACTTGTCGGGTTATTTAGAGAATAGAGATGGGGGCATAACTCCAACAGGAGTAGAGACAGGGAAGATGTCTAATCGCCCTTGGAGAATTATACGCGTACCAGCCATCCTAAACGAAGAAGCAGTAAGACTTCTAGACGACGGATCAGGCAGATTTGTCGAAGGGGGCTCCTATTGGCCTGAAAGAAAGTCCTTAGAAAACCTCGAGGATGCTAAACGCCGCCTAACCCCACACCAATGGAACGCCCTATACCTCCAAGATCCGATTCCAACAAAAGGCTCTATCTTTGAAAATAAAGAATTTAGAAGATGGCATATGGAAGACCCGCCTGAAGTATCAGGGGTTATAATTTCCTTGGATACAGCCTTCTCGGAAAAAGAGACTAAGGACGCTGCGGAGTCATGCTACCAGATATGGGGCATTTTCTCTATGAATGAAGTTAGTCAAATGGGTAAAGAATCCTCTCAAGGAAATATGATATTACTTGGGTACGAAAAAGGCTACTGGTCCTTTCCTGAACTAAAAAGTATCTGCCTCGGCCTCTATCAAGAGTATCAGGCAGTCTTAGACTTCTTCCTGGTGGAGAATAGAGCCTCGGGTATTTCCCTTATCCAGGAGCTAAGGGCGGTCGGCCTTCCTGTTGTTTCTTATAACCCGGATAGGGGTAAGATCTCAAGGGCGCACGCAGCCTCAGCTATTCTGCACAATGGGAGAATCTTCATAAACCAAAGTCTTTACTTTAGTCAGGAGTTCTTGGCCGAGCTACAGAAGTTTCCTGGGGGCGGTAAAGATACTGCCGACGCCTTTTCTCAAGCTGTTCTTTGGATGAAGGATAATTGGCAGATCACTCCTAACGACTACACTCGCTACGAAGAAGATGAAGACGACAATGTAATTAGGTTCAGAAGACCCAAATCCTACTGGGCATCTGTACGAGCATAAAAAATTATGCTATACTTGTCCAGATTTCTTTAGGCAAAAATATAAGCCGTTAAACCCAAAAAGAAGAAGAATTGATGTTCGAAGATCTTGTAGAGAAGTTAGATGGTACAGTCGAATTAGAAATTGATTTCGAGGAAGAAGATACAATTGCTGACCCCGTTAACGACCACTACGAGAACCTTGTTTATTTTGTAGACGAAAAAGAACTCGAGTATATTGCTAGCGAAGTACTAGATAACTTAGAAGAAGACGAGTCCTCCCGCGCCCAGCATATCGAGAACCTAGTAAAAGGTATTGATAATCTTGGTCTTAGCGATAAAAACGTATCTGTGCCGTTTGAGGGTGCTTGCACAGTCTATCACCCGTTGATCATGGAAAATGCAGTAAAGATCCAGGCTAAAGCTGAAGGGGAGCTTCTTCCAGCTAAAGGGCCAGTAAGAACGCAGATCATAGGTCAAGAAACAGACGAAAAGATTGAGACTGCATACCGCATTCAACATCACATGAATTGGCAGTTATTAGAGGAGATTACGGAATTCTACCCTAACTCCCAAAAAGCCCTGCTTCAAGCCCCTTTATTTGGGGATGCCTTTAAAAAGAACTATTTCGATCCTGTACGCGGAAGAGTGTGCGATCACCTAGTACCACTAGACCGCCTAGTTGTAAACGCTATGTGTGAGTCCTTAGAAGCTGCTGAACGCATTACAGAAATCCAACACATATCTGAACGTGAAATGCAAGCTAGAGTGTATGCTGGACAATACGCCGATGATACGGATTTACCCGCTCCTTACCGAATTGAAAAAACTGAGATTGCTCAAAAACTAGACAGTCTTCTTGGTTTAGATGGGTGTGCTGAAGGATACGAAATTATTGAGCAGCAGCTATTCCTTAATTTAGAGGGCTTTGAAGACCCATCTGGAGTAGCTCTCCCCTATGTAGTTACTATAGAGAAATGCTCTAGAGAAGTTCTGGCTATCCGCAGAAACTGGCTAGAGGGCGGTAATCGTTTTGTTAAAAGGGAGTGGTTTACCCAGTACCCCTTTGTTCCTGGTTTTGGATTCTACAATCTAGGTTACATTCAACTGCTTGGGAACTTCCAAGACACTATGACAGCCATCATGCGGTCATTGGTGGATTCTGGTTCGTTCGCTAATATGCAAGGCGGGTATAAGTCAAAACAGTTGCGTGTTTTAGATGATGGAACTCCCGTATCTCCAGGGGAGTTTAGAGACGTAGAATATTTCGGAGACATAACAAAACTAATCGTACCCTTTAACTTCAAAGAGCCTTCCGGCACTCTCTTAAACCTACTAACTTTTATCGACGCCAAGGGGCAGAAGTATGCTGACTCGGCTGAACAGGCGGTTGCGGATGCAGTAAACTATGGCCCCGTTGGAACTACACTAGCTCTGTTAGACGCGTCTACTAAATTCTTTGCTACAGTATTTAAAAGATTTCACGCTGCTCAAAAACGCCAACTAAAAATCATCTCTGAACTTAACTGGGAAAATCTTCCGTCAGACGATTCCAACATTGCTGTGGAAGTACCTGGAGAAGAGTTCGAGATATCCCGTTCTGACTACGGAAGCAAAATTAAAATTATCCCTGTGTCGGACCCTAATATCCCAAGCTCTGCGTATAGGCTTACTTTGGCTTCTCAAAAACTACAAGCTGCGCAAACTTCGCCCCAGCTACACGATATGAGAGAGGTGTACAAACAATACTATATTGCTCTTGGAGATGAAAACTACGAAAAGTATCTGCCTTCTCCAGAGGAAGCGCAGCCTAGAGAGCCTATGGACGACATTCAGGCAGCTACAGAAGGTAAGCCGATTAAAGCGTTCCCGGATCAAGACCACGAAGCGCATATAGCAGTTAAGACCGCGTTCTTAAACGATCCGTCAGTTACGTCTAACCCAACTTTTGCTCAAATCATCCCAGCTCTTCAAGCTAACATAAGAGAGCATACGCTACTTAAGTTTAAAGTCCAAATGGATGGGGCTGCTACTTTAGGTTTAGACGCTCAACAAGCTGCACAAGCTCTAACAGAGTTTAGTCAGTTTAAAGCCCAAAACCCACTAGGCACTATGGACCCTAAACAGTTAATTGCTCAGGCAGAGATGTTCAAACAGCAAAATGAAGCTAAACGCTTAGAATTAATCGAGCGTAAAGACGGTATGGCTACAGCAGTTGATATGGCTGAGCTTCAAAAAGATATCCGTGGTCAGAATTTAGACATGGCTAAGTTTGGCTTACAACTACAATCTGACGAAGAGCTAACCCGCCTAAAAGAAGCTTTGGCATTAGTTACTAAAGCTATAGATGGGGCTTAACATACTCGCTAGCACCCTATATACTTCTTAACATGAGTCAAGAAGACAGCTTTTTCGAATCCTTCATATTCCGAGTCCGGCAAGCAGCAAAGCACCGAATGATGGGTCTTGCGGAAGGAGGAGCAGATAACTATTCCGAATACAAATACGTGTGTGGAGTTATTGCCGGATTAGATCAGGCCGAAAGAATATTCGAAGAATTAGTTCAAAAACATATGGGAGAGAAGTAAATGAATCTAGACGCCGTTATGGACGTAGCTAAGACTAGTGAAGAGATCACTGACAATGCTGTGCCTGATCCTGAAGTTTTACCACGTATCTGCGGGGACTACATTATGGTCCGCCCAGTTAAGACGGAAACTGGCAAGACAAAAGGCGGCATTCTTCTGCCAGATTCGACACAGGGAGATATTAAATACCTTTGTAATGTTGGGCGCATTGTAGCCTTTGGCCCACGAGCATATAAAACAAAGAATGACGCTGTTATTGATTGGGTTGAAGGCGGTCTTAAAGTCGGAGACATAGTACAGTGGGAAAGATTTGTTGGAAAACGAATTCGCTATCGAGGCGTAAATTTCGTTCTCCTCAAAGACGTAGCTATCCAGATGGTTTTGGAAAACGCTACAGACGTTGATGTTACGGCTAACATCGAGTAGTAACGCGAACTCATTCGAGATCGAAATATAAAGAAACTATGGAGATATAGATGGAACAAGAATACGAAGTAGAAGACGATATTGAAACCTCTCAGGTAGACGACCAAGAAGTTTTAGATGAGGAAGATACAGAGGAGCAGCCTACCGCCCCTGTTAAAGAAGACCCTAGAAAATCGAGGGCTCAAGAACGTATTCGAGAGCTAGCTGCGGAAAAGAACCGTATGAAGCAGCAACTAGAAGACGCCCAAAAACAGTTACAAGCTTTACAAGAATCTGCGGCTTCTTCTGAAAAAAGCAATGCTGAAGCTAGTGTAAAAATGATCGACTCTCAGATCGCAGCCATTAAAATGAATCTGCGGACAGCCCAAGAGAACGGAGACATTGACAAGCTAGTTGAACTGAACGAAAAACTAGTAGACCTAAGTGTAGACCGCCGTATTGCTGAAGCAAAAGCAGCTAAACCAGTACAAGCAAAACGCGTAGAAAAAGACACTTCGAACCAGCAGATGGAAATGCCCCCAGAGCTACAGTACTGGTTGGAGGATAATCCTTGGGTCCAGGCCCCTAAGACAGAAGGGGATAGACGCAAGCTGAGAGCTTTACGGAAGCTAAGCAAGGAGCTTTTAGCTGAAGGTTATACAGAGTCTGATCAGGACTTCTACGACGAGCTGGACGTTCGCATTAAAAAGGCAGTTGCCTCAACAGGTTCTGATGGTGTAGAATATACTAAAGATTCGGGATCGTCTTCGCAAGACGCTAAATTGCGCAAATCCCCGGTATCTCAATCATCGAGAACTCCTGTATCTCGTCGTGTTCGGAATAATCTCACCCCCGAAGAAAAACGCATGGCTACTATGCTTGGAATCTCCGAGGATATGTATGCGGAAAGCAAACGGAGAAGAGAAGAGTCTGAAGACGGCAAAGTAACTTTATTTTAATATAGGAGATAATTTCGATGGCTAAAAAAACAGATAATATTGATATGGAAACAGAAGATTTAGATAAGTTCGACATGATGGACGCTCAAAGAGAGGTTTTTGAATATCGCCCCTCTGCTATGCTGGATATTCCCAGCAACGTAAAAGAGAAGTTCGACATGGAAGGCTACGATTTGAAGTGGGTTCGGTATATGATCTCAGGCCAAATTGATGTTGCTAATCTTCGTATGCGTATGTCTCCCCAAGAGGGCTACAAATACGTTGCCCCCGATGAGGTGGATTCGTACGACCTTCTTTCTTTAGGAAGCCCAGATCAATACTCAGGTCAAGACATTATCGTCAATGGCGATGTAGTTTTGATGAAGGTTCGAAAAGAACAATCTGAGGCACGTAGACAGTATTACGATAAACAAACTAAAGCTCGTACGCTGGCAACTCAGAGACTTCTGGAACAAAACAAAATCAGCATGGACAGTAAGTCTTCTGTTCGGACTGGTAAAAACGCCCATTTTTCGGGTCAATACTAACTTTAGCCGTATAGGAGAATTAGGATATGGCACATAACACAGTAATGGCGGGCTTGACGCCCTACAGAACTAAAGGTGGGGAGCCATTTTCTGGTGGCCGTTCCCAATTCTACATTGATAACGGCTATGGCACTGCCTTGGCTGCTGGCGATCCAGTTCTAGTAGACGGTAACTATGTTACTCGTGCTGCTAACACTACCGCTGGGGTATCTGGTGTTTTCGCGGGCTGCATGTATGTTGATCCGGTAACGAAGCAAGTAGTAACCTCCACGTACTTCCCTGCTGGTCTGTCTTCGGGCGGCTTGCTGGAAGGTCAACTGGATGTTGTTGCTTATGTGTATAACGCCGAAGATTTGACTTTCTTGGCTAAGACAGACGCAGCTTTGGCAGCTACTGCTGCTGGCGCTACTCACCCAGTAATCTACGGGACTCCTAGCTCTTTGTTAAAACGTTCCGCAGCTTTGGTTGATGCAGATGCTCAAGCAGATCCTGCTCTGGGTATCTTGGTTCAAATCCGTAGCTTCCCTAATATCGCTGGCACAAAACCAGGTGACAACCCTACAGTAGTAGAAGTCGCTTTGGTAGCCCCTAAAATTGTCTAATTAAGGAGACTCAGTAAATGACGATTTCACGTTCACAAATTACAAAGCAGCTTATCCCAGGGTTGCACGCTGTTATCGGCCTGAATTACGGGAAGGTACTGGACGAACATAAGGTTATCTTCGACGAGTATAAGTCGGAGCGCCAGTTCGAAGAAGAAACGCTGATGGCTGGATTGGGCGAAGCTCCAATTAAGTCCGAAGGTACGGGCGTAGCCTTTGACGATTCTCAAGAAGCCTGGACCCAGCGTTACATGCACAATACCATCGCTTTGGCGTACGCTGTTACAGAAGAAGCTATGGAAGACAACCTGTACGATACGTTCGCTCGTATGCGCGCAGAATCTTTGGGTCGCTCTATGGCTTCTACAAAGCAGCAAATTGCAGCTGACGTTATTAACAACGGCTTCAACGCTTCTGTACAGCCTTTGGGTGATGGTGTAGCTTTGTTTGGTACTCACCCTCTGTTAGGTGGTGGCACTATTTCTAACTCTACAAACACAGATTTGTCAGAAACTGCTTTGCAAAACGCTATTATTGCAATTGGTGGGTTTACAGATGATCGTGGCATTTTGATCAACGCTATGCCTAAGTCCCTGCATATCCCCAAAGAATTGCAATTCACAGCGTTCAAATTGCTGAACTCTGACCTGTCTACCACTACGGCAACCAACTCTACAACTGGCGTAACAAATGTTAACGACATTAACGCTCTGCGTAGCAACGGTTACTTCCCTGGTGGCGTCCACTTGAACCACCGCTTTACTGACCCTAATGCTTGGTTCATTAAGACAGACGTTCCGAACGGCTTTAAAA